AGACCCAGATCCGCCGCCTGCAGCTGCGCCTGGCCGACATTCACAAGCCGGTGTTCCTGCTGAACGAGAAGTCTCTGGTCCGCGACGCCGACCTGATCGTGCTCGACGAGGTCTCCATGGTGGGGCCGGAGATGGCGGCCGACCTGCTGGCCTTCGGCAAGCCGATCCTGGTGCTGGGCGATCCCGGGCAGCTGCCGCCGATCAAGGGCACCGGAGCCTTCACCGAGGCCGTGCCGGACGTGATGCTGACCGAGATCCATCGCCAGGCCGGCGATAGTGCGATCCTGCGCCTGGCCACCCTGGCGCGGCAGGGCGAGCCGATCCCCTACGGCCGCCATGACGACTACGTCTGGAAGATGCGCCGCAATGAGGTCGGGCCCGAGCAGCTGCTGCGCGGCGGACAGGTGATCTGCGGGCGCAACGCCACGCGCCTTCACCTCAACGCCGCCATGAAACACGCGGCCGGCTTCACCGATGTGCTGCCGCAAGGTAGCGGCGAGAAAATCATCTGCCTAAAAAACCGCCACGATCTCGGCCTGGTCAACGGCATGTTCGTGTCCCTGGCCGATATCCGGGGCGAGGGGCGGCTTTCGTTCAGCGCCACCGTCACCACCGAGGACGGCGTGGCGATTAACGGCCGGCAATACTTCTACCGGGGATACTACGACGATCACGTCAAGCCGGATCCGGATCGTACCCGTCGCGACTGGAAGGAGTTGCGCCAGCTGATCGAGACCGTCTGGGGCTACGCCATCACCTGTCACAAGAGCCAAGGAAGTTCCTGGCCCAACGTCATCGTCTACGACGACGGTTTGAGCCGCACCGCGGAGGAGCGTAACCGCTGGCTCTACACCGCCATCACGCGCGCCGAGCGCGGGTTGGTGATCCTTGATTGACCTAAACGGAGCGACCTATCCGTCCGCGCCGCGGGTCCGCTACGACCTCGATGCCATCGTGGCACGGCTGCGCGCCACTGCGGAATCCTGGGTGCCGCAGCATTTTCCCAACGGTCGGCGTGTCGCCGACGAATGGCGGCTCGCCAATATCCGCGGCGATGCCCCGCGGAAGTCTGGATCCTGCGTCTTCACGCTCAAGGGCGAGCATGCCGGCGACTGGCACGACTTCGACGGCGGCCAGGGCGGGGGGCCGCTCAGTGCCCTGGAGGAGGCGGAGGGCCTCACCAATCGCGACCTCTTTGCCTACGCCGCCGAACTGGCCGGCTGGTCGGCCGGCGCGCCCGCGCGAAGGGAACCTGTCCCCGCAGCGGCGAAGCCGGAACGCGACCCGTCGCGCGAGATCGCCTTCATCCTCGATCATGGCCGGCCAATCGCCGATACAGCGGCGGCAGCCTATCTCGAAGGGCGAGGGCTCGAGTTCGCCGATGCGGTCGATCTGTTGGCGCACGCCGATCTGACGCACTGGGAGACCAAATCCGGCTATCCCGCCCTGATCGGCGTGGTCCGCGATCTCGCCGGTGACGTGGTAGCGATCCACCGCACCTACCTGCAGGTCGATGTCGAGGACTCCGGCAAGGCGACAAAGGCGGCCGTCGCCAAACCGCGCATGATGCTGGGCAAGGTGGCGGGCGGTGCGGTGCGATTGGCCCCGATAAACCCTGATGCCGCCCTTGGACTCAGCGAGGGCATCGAGAGCGGCCTCGCGGTCATGACCGCCTGCGCAAGCCTCCCGGTGTGGGCCACCCTGTCGACGGCGGGTCTGGAGCAGGTGCAACTGCCACCACAGGCGCGCCGCATCGTTGTCCTCGCCGATCACGATGCCTCCGGCGCTGGCATGCGTGCCGCCGAAGCCGCGGCCATGCGGCTGCGAGGTGAGGACCGACAGGTCGTGATCGCGCTCCCGCCCGATCCGGACTCCGACTTCAACGATGTGCTGCTGCGAGAGGGGCCTGAGGCCGTCGCCAGGATCGTCGAGGCAGCGTTCGTGGCGAATGCGCAAGACGTGGCAACTCCTGCCCCCGCGATTACGGGGCGCCATCTCCCGGTCGGGTTTGCCGAGCCCAACGGCCAGCTGCAAGTCCTCCGCGCCGACGAGGGTGACCTTGCCCGCGCGGTCGACCGCGCCTGGAGCGTGCTGCTGGCGTCCAACCGCACGCCCTGGCTGTTCCGCGCCGGGGGCCTGCCGAGCTGGGTCGTACCCGACGACGAGGGACGCCCCATGGTGGCGCCGATCACTGACGAGCGCCTGCGTCATGTCCTGGCCAGGCTCGCCAACTGGCGTCGCATGGACAGCCGCGGCGACATCGTTCCGGCGCATCCGCCGATGTCGCAGGTGAAGTCATTGCTGGCAACGCCCGACCCCGCTCTTCCGGTGCTGGCTGGCATCGTCACCACGCCGGTGTTCGGCCGGGGCGGCGTGCTGCTCACCGAGCCGGGCTATCACGCCGATGCGCGGCTGCTGTACCAGCCGGTGCCCGGGTTCGAGGTGCCGCCGATCCCCGAACAGCCGACCGCTGTGGAGATCGCCGCCGCCCGCACGCTGATCGTGGACGACCTCCTGGGCGAGTTCCCGTTCACCTCCGCGGCCGAGCGGGCCCATGCCGTCGCCCTCCTGCTGCTGGGCTTCCTGCGGGCCATGGTCGATGGACCGACGCCGCTCCACCTGATCGAGAAGCCGACCCCCGGCACCGGTGCCACGCTCATGGTCGACGCGATCGCGACCATTCTCACCGGCTCGGGCGTGGGCGCGATGACCGAGGCCAGCGACGAGGAGGAGTGGCGCAAGCGCATCACCGCGAAGCTGCGGCAGATCCCGGTGCTGGTGCTGATCGACAACCTGAAGCGCCAGCTCGATGCGTCCGCCCTCGCCGCCGCGCTGACGGCACCCTTCTGGGAGGACCGCATCCTCGGGGCCTCGGAGATCACCCGGCTGCCGATCCGCAGCCTGTGGGTCGCGACCGGCAACAACCCGACCTTCTCCAACGAGATGGCGCGCCGGCTGGTTCGCATCAGGCTCGACGCCGGGGTCGCAAGCCCGGCGCAGCGTACCGGGTTCCGGCACCCCGACCTGATGGTCTGGGTTCGCGCCAATCGCGCGCGGCTCGTCGCTGCCTGTCTCACCCTCGGCCGCGCCTGGATCGCCGCCGGACGGCCCTCCGGCACACGTACGATCGGCAGCTACGAGTCCTGGGCGCAGATCATGGGCGGCGTACTCGAGGTGGCCGGCATCGAGGGCTTCCTCGGCAACCTCGACGAGATGATGGAAGCCTCCGACAGCGAGGGCGGTGCCTGGTGCAGCTTCGTGTCGGCGTGGTGGGACCGGTTCGGCACGGCTGACGTGGGGACAGGAGACCTCTTCGAACTCGCCGCCAACTGTGAGCCACCCCTGCCGCTGGGGCCTGGCAACGAGAAGTCTCAGCGTACCCGCCTCGGCAAAGCGCTGGGCAAGATGCGCGACCGAGTGTTCGACATCGGCGGAACTGCGGTGCGCATTCAGCTGCTCGGCGTCTCGCACCAGGCGAAGCGCTGGCAGCTGATGCAAAAAGGGGAACGTTTGACCTCGGAGGGGAACGTTGGAAATGAACGTTCCCCGACCTATCCCATTGAAAACAAAGGCTCCGGGGAACGTGGGGAACGTGGGGAACGTTTTCCAACCCTTACACATGCGCGCGCACGCGCGCGTGTGAGAGAGGAGCCCTCCAAACGTTCCCCACGTTCCCCACGTTCCCCGAGCCCTGACATATCAAAGGGTTACAAGGGGGAACGTGCCGGGGAACGTGCTTGCGAACCTGATCAACGTTCCCCGATCCCAAATCCGCCCGATTGGCTGAAGGAGGTGCTGTGATGCGCCGCCCTCACGCCACAGGGCCACCCGATTGCACCCAAATCCCCGAAGCCGGACGACGACGGAGAGCTCCGCCAAGAACCGCTCCGTCGCGGCCCTGACCACGACCACCCCCTCGACGGAGATCATCATGGCTGAGACGACTGTGAACATTCGTGGCACCGGCGCAACGCCGCTGTCGGCCGCACTGAGCCCCGGCGGCGCCCTCCTGGCGCTGGACCTCGGCACCACGACCGGCTTCGGGCTCCGCGGAGGCGACGGCGCCATCACCAGCGGCACGGCGGAGTTCCGGCTCGACCGCTGGCAGAGCGGCGGCATGCGCTTCCTGCGCTTCAAGAACTGGCTGACCGAGATCAAGCACCAAGCCGGCGGCATCGATCTCGTAGTCTACGAACAGGTTCGCCGGCACGCCGGTGTCGATGCTTCGCACGCCTACGGGGGCTGGCTCGCGATCCTGACGGCGTGGTGCGATCACCATGGCATCGCCTACCAGGGCGTCCCCGTGGGCACGATCAAGCGGTTCATCGCCGGCAAGGGCAACGCCGACAAGACAGCCGTCATCGCCGCAATCCGTGCCCGCGGCTTCAACCCCACCGACGATAACGAAGCCGATGCGCTGGCCATCTTGCTGTGGGCCACCGAGACGCAGGGAGGCGTGCGATGAGCGCGGAGGCAATGCTCTCGCGCGCGGCCGATATCCTGGCCGACCGCAGCAAGACCTACGGCGATCCGCGCCAGAGCATGGCTGCGATCGCGGCGCGCTGGTCGATCACGCTTGGGCAACCCGTCACGCCGGCGCAGGTCGTGCTGTGCATGATGGACCTCAAGCTGGCCCGGCTTCGCCGCGACCCCGCCCACCGCGACAGCATGATCGACCTGATCGGCTACGCCACGGTGCTGGGCGAGGTGACGAAATGAGGTGGGCACCGCGGGGTTACGGCGGTGATCGCAGGCCGCCCGAGGACATCAAGCGCCAGGGCTGGCAGGCCCAGCGCGTGCTGGTGATCGAGGCCGACGACGAGCGGCTGACATGGCCGGAGCGCGAGCTGGTCCGGCAACTCGGCGAGAAGCTCTACGGCGACAAGCACAAGCAGGCAGGAGGCTCGCCATGAATGACTGGACGCCAGCGATGGTCGAGGAGCGGCTGATCGAAGCGGCTGCAGTCCTGCGGCGGCTCCCCGCTGAGCGAGGGCAGGGGTACTTCAGCACGTGGCCCCAGATGTTCGTCGAGTTCAGCGACCTCGTGGGCCAGACGCCGGAGCCCATGAGGTTGCCGCCCCCGTCGGCGGCCGCCATCAGCCGCATGGACGCCGCCCTGCCGTGGCTGCTGTGGCTGGGGCCGCTCGATGCGAAGATCGTGTGGCGGCGGGCCAGCGGGGAGCGCTGGAAGTCGATCTGCTGGTCGGTCGGGCTGGCGCGGGCCGCTGCGCATGAGCACTGGCTCTACGCACTCTGCGTCATCGCGTGGCGGCTGAATGGCCGTGCCGCGCCGAAGGGCGTGGGGCGCCGGGAACTGATTGGCCGCCTCAGAGCCGTCAGGGGGAGGCAGACTTAGTCCCCGCGATTCATCGCGCGTCTTGGATGGACGACGAAAGCCGGCGGCCACGCCATCGACGCAGCCGCCGGCCTGCGCCGAATATTACTGAAGGAGAATGCGATGACCGGTGCTTGGGGACACCGGCCATCGCTACTCGGGAGCCTCGGGATGGGTTTGGGACGAGGCTCTTAGTATGTCGAAACTGGGTGGGTGTGTTCGACCGGTATCGGTTACCAGCCTGCCTGGTGACGCTCAACAAGATTCGAAACCGGGCGGCCTTCTCATGCCGTCCCAAGTTTTGCTAAGCGGCCATCTCGGCGAGTTCCCTGATTGCAGACACCTTTTGCTCAGACAGATCCACGTGACCTGCTGGATTTTCTGTCATGCTCGTGGCAAGCGCACCCACAACATGAACGATAAGCCGGCGGCCACGCTATCGACGTGACCGCCAGCCTGGGTCGAGAGCGGAAGCTACTCGGCGACTCGATACACGCGACCACGGTCGTCGACCTTCTCGGACTCGACCTTGAGGCCGAGCTTCTTCTTCAAGGCGCCCGAAATCGCGCCACGTATTGTGTGTGACTGCCATGCCAGCGCCTTTACGATTTCGTCGATGGTGGCCCCCTCGGGCCGCTTCAGCATCTCGATCAGCTTGGCCTGCTTGCTCTCGGCGCGAGGCGTGCTGGCGGTTGTGGCGGCAGCCTTCGGCTTGGTGGCGCGCTTGGCGTGCGTGGGCTTCTTGGCGCGTGCGGTGGCTGAAGCTTTCGACATGGCGTGGACCCTCCGGTCATGCGGGCCGCGACTATCGCTGCCCTGCTACTGACCCGAGCCCCGCCGGCAATGCCGGTCGGGGCGGCCGGGAGCGTGCGTCGCTACGCGGCGTGCTCGCCTTCCTTGAAGGCGCTGTCGGTGATGCGCTTCAGCAGCTCGGCGTAGTGGGTGAGGGTGCCGACGTCGGCCCAGGTGACCTCGTCAGGCGCGACGTTGAAATGGTCGTCGCTCAGCGCCGTGAGGCGGGCGAGCATCGCGTCGATCTCGGTCTTCCTGGCGAGGTAGGCGTCGAGGGCGGTGCGGCTCATGTCGGTCTCCGTTGTTGGTGACCGCATAAGCGCTTCGATGGCGGCACGAGCCAAGCGAACAAGCGGATCATTCGATTGCTTTGTCGGGAGCTATACGATCATGGGATTACAGGCGCCGTAGCCGCGCGTCGGCTTGGCGCCCCTCACGTCGAAACCCCAAAAACGGGCCGTTTCTTGGAGGCATTAGCGGACGGGAAATATTCGCCGGCGTTCGGTGGTGGCGAACGGCCCAGGCACCGCGACAGGAGCGGCTTTCCCGGCCGCACGTCGTATCCCGGCCCTCCCGGCGGTCATTGTCGCCGCTCGCGTGGAGGCCCTAAAACAGGCCATTTCTTGGAGGCATTAGCGGACGGGAAATATTCGCCGGCGGTCGATGCCCCAGAACCCCGACAGGAGCGGCTTTCCCGGCGGCAGCGCCCCGGCCCTCTCAGCGGTCGTTGCCGCGGCTCGCGGTGAGGCCCCGAAACAGGCCATTTCCTGGTGGCATTAGCGGACGGTAAATATTCGAGCTGTGGTTTTGGGCCGGCGGAAAAATTCTCTGCGTGGGCCCCACGCCGGCACACGGCCCCAAAAGCCCCAAGGATCAGAGGCCCCCCGGCCTCCGTGCCGTGCGCTTCGCGCGCTCTGCTACCGTCTTGCGACTGTGGTGCGAGGCGCACAAAAGCCACACGCTCGATCGATCAAGCGGCGCACCTCCATCCTTCAGCTCGACGATGTGGTCGACGAACATTCGTCGCTCGCCGCGACCGCAGCCAGGCGCCTGGCATCGTCCACCGGCCTCGTGTCGCACTCGATCACGCAGCGCGACCCATGCCGGCGACGAGTAGAACGGGTCCGCCACCTTGGGCGGCAGCGCCGCCGTGCGCAGATTCGCCAAGCCGACGCGCGGCTGCAGCGCCTGTAATCCCATGATGAAGATGCTCCGAAGAAAGCAATGCGATGATCGGCTTGTTCGCTTGGCTCGTGCCGCCATCGAAGCGCTTATGCCGTCACCAACAACGGCACGCCAAGTAACGCGCCCCCTCGCGACCGCCCCGCCCGGCATTGCCAGCGGGGCTCGGCTCAGTAGCAGGGTCGCGATGGTCGCGGCCTGCAATCAGGAGCGTCGACCATGTCCAAGACCACCCGCAAGCAGGCCACGACCAAGACCACCAAGCGCGTCACCAAGACCAAGGCCACCACAAAGCAGGCCAGCGCGCCACGCGCCGAGAGCAAGCAGGCACAGCTGATTGCAATGCTGAAGCGGCCGGACGGTGCCACGATTGCGGAGGTCGTCGAGACGTTAGCGTGGCAATCACACACAGTGCGAGGTGCTATCGCTGGCGCGCTTAAGAAGAAGCTCGGGCTCAAGGTCGAGTCCGAAAAGGTCGATCCGCGAGGGCGAGTCTACCGCATCGCCGAATAGCATCCGGCTTTCTCGCGAACCGGCGGCTGCGTCACGACGTGGTCGCCGGTTTGTCGTTCGTGTTGTGGATGATGCCCGCCACGCGCGCCTGTCGCGAACATAGCAAGAAATCTAGCCTAGGACGCCGAACTTGTCTGAGCGAAAAGTGTCTGCAAGTGAAGTTTGCAGGGCACCACCGGCAGATGTGCTTCATGCGATCATTACTGCAGTGCCGCTTATGTCTTTAGCTTCCCCGAAGAACCCAGAACCCGATCCACCACACTCCGGGAGATCCGAAGCGTGCGGGCAATGGCCACGGGCTTCATGGCTGCTTGATACTATGCCCTGATGAGATTTGCCTTGCCCGTCGGCACATCGGCCGGCTCAATCTTCGCAGGCGATACCGCTTGAATCGGTAGAGTTTCTCGCCGAGCTGGTGGGTCAATTCTCGCTCCGGCCAGATCAAACGTTCTTAGTCGGCCCTTGCTAAACACCGACGGCGGCTTCATGGCCCTGTGACGACCTGAACCAAGAGGTCCCTAACAGCGAGCCTTGTCATTTCATTTAAACCCTACAGTCCGGCCCCGTACCAAGTACACTTGATGCTCTTTGAAAGCATAAAAGGATAGCTAGTGGCGTTGATCCTCACCCGTGCCAATCTGGAAAATATTGAAGACCGTCAGATTTTTCTCGATCTGAGCCGGGAATATTTTACTTGGATGAACCCCGAAATCGTAGCCGTCTCCGGCCTGTCTATTCCGGACATGGTCGGCATGGACATCGAATCCTATGTGCAATACACGGTCGGCACCGGCGCTGATCTGGGAACTGCAGATGGTGGGCTCTACTTTTTCCGCGCCGCAGATGGTTTTGCCATAGCCATGGGCGGCTTACGCAGATTACCCGATGATGCAGCGGAAATTGTTCGCATCTTCACCCGGGCACAATGCCGCGGACAGGGAGCGGGAACTCAGATGGTGAACGCACTCATCGGCGAAGCTAAGCGGCTGGGCTATGGCGTAATCCGTCTTGATACAGGCGTGTTCATGACATCGGCCCAGCGCATCTATAAAGCGGCAGGCTTTATCGAGCGCGATCCCTATCCGGGAGCAGAGCCGCCCGAGCGACTACAGCCTCACTGGCTCTATATGGAGCGTAGACTTTAGCGCCCCTCCGTAACTGTGCGCGCCCGGTCCACGAGACTGTCGAGCCTCTCGCCGCGCTGGTGGTGGCAGATACTGACTGCCGTGTAGGCAGAGATGTTCTACGCCCACGCACCGCCCTACCGCCTTCCTGCCGTCTTGGAGGCAAGCACCTCGTTCACTTGGGAAAGCGACACCCGCAGCGTGCGTGCTATGGCTTTCGGCTTCATGCCGGACTGCGCGGACGCCCTGATCAGGCTAGCCTTGCCCAGCGGCAACGCTGAACTGGCCTGCTTCGCCTCAGCCTTGGCACGACCAGGGCTCACCGGAGGTGCTGCCATCGGCCCTTCGGCCGGCACCTCGCCTTTCCCCAAGCGTCGGCGCTGCCATTCCTGTTCAACAGCGCCGCGCAACGCGCCGAGGTCACAATCGTCGAGGTACCTGAGCGTCTGGGCGATGTTCTTCGGCAGCAGGATCCGCGGCGCTCCTGTGCCGTCATCCTGGGATGGTGGCTGATCGCTCATTCAAGCGTCCCCTTTCAGCCGTTCTGGCCACTCACGCTACCACGTGGCTGCCTGACCGCGCTCGCCCCGGACACGCGCAATCGCTGCGCGCCGTCCCATGCGCCCCAACCCGGCACGGCCATTCAGCCGCCACGCAATGACGCAGAGCGCATAGAGCCAGTGCTCGTGCGCCGCCGCACGCGCCAACCCGACCGCCCAGCAGATCTCCTTCCACCGCGTACCGCTCGCCCGCATCCAGACGATCCTGGCATCGATCGGCTCGAGCCAGGGCATCCAGCCGAGCGTAGCCTCCATCCGGTCGATCGCAGCCGCGGACGGTGGCGGCAACCGCATGGGCTCCGGCGTCTGGCCCACGAGGTCACTGAACTCGACGAACATCTGGGGCCACGTGCTGAAGTAGCCCTGCCCCCGCTCTCGCGGCAGGCGCCGGAGCACGGTGGCGGCTTCGACCAGCCGCTCCTCGACCATTTCGGATGTCCAGTCACTCATGGCCCGCCTCCTGCCGCTTTTGCTTGTCGCCATAGAGCTTCTCGCCGAGTTGCCGGACCAGCTCGCGCTCCGGCCATGTCAGCCGCTCGTCGTCGGCCTCGATCACCAGCACGCGCTGGGCCTGCCAGCCCTGGCGCTTGATGTCCTCGGGCGGCCTGCGTTCTCCACCGAATCCCTTGGGTGCCCACTTCATTGGCGGGTTTCCCAGATTGTCGTGACGCCTCCGGCGTGGTTCGCTTCAGGGCGGGAATGGCGTGTGGGGAGATGCGGGATGGCCGGACAACATTTCAACGTCGAGCGCACGGCTGCTGGGCAGCAGTTGGTGATTCCAGGAACGGAAAAGCCGCGCGCTGCTCCCAAAGCCAGATATGCGAAGGACGGGAACCAGCTGGTCATACCCGGCGCCGAGCAGGTCAGCCCAAAGACGCACCTGACCCGACTATTCCAGAAGCCGTTGCGGCCCCGTGTCGGGCAGCGCGGTCTCGCTGGAACCTCACTGTTCGGCAAAGACCGCCCGAAGTGATTGGCGGCGATCATCGCGTCACCTCGTTCAGCAGGGCGGCGTAGCCGATAAGGTCGATCATGCTGTCGCGATGGGCGGGGTCGCGGCGAAGCCGTGCCAGCTTGAGGTCCATCATGCACAGCACGACCTGGGCCGGCGTGATGGGTTGCCCCAGCGTGATCGACCAGCGCGCCGCGATCGCGGCCATGCTCTGGCGCGGATCGCCGTAGGTGTTGCTGCGATCCGCCAGGACACTGGCAGCGTGATTCAGGATGCCGTCGGTGCTCATCGCAACCCTCCCTGCGTCTCGGTGGCCCACAGCAGGATGGCGATGGCGTCGGCCTCGTTGTCGTCGGCCGGGCTGTAGCCGCGAGCACGGATTGCGGCGATGACGGCTCCCTTGTCGGCGTTGCCGCGGCCGGTGATGAACCGCTTTATCGTCCCGACCGGCACGCCCTGGTAGGCGATGCCATGGTGATCGCACCACGCTGTCAGGATTGCGAGCCAGCCCCCGTAGGCATGCGAAGCATCGACACCGGCGTGCCGGCGAACCTGTTCGTAGACTACGAGATCGATGCCGCCGGCTTGGTGCTTGATCTCGGTCAGCCAGTTCTTGAAGCGCAGGAAGCGCATGCCGCCGCTCTGCCAGCGGTCGAGCCGGAACTCCGCCGTGCCGCTGGTGATGGCGCCGTCGCCTCCGCGGAGCCCGAAGCCGGTCGTGGTGCCGAGGTCCAGCGCCAGGAGGGCGCCGCCGGGGCGCAGTGCGGCCGACAGCGGCATTGCATTGTCGGCGGCCGTCGTCTGAATCGTCTCAGCCATGATGATCTCCGTCGAGGGGGTGGTCGTGGTCAGGGCGGCGACGGAGCGGTTCTTGGCGGAGCTCTCCGTCGTCGTCCGGCTTGGGGGATTTGGGTGCAATCGGGCGGCCCTGTGGCTTGAGGGCGGCGCATCACAGCACCTCCTTCAGCCAATCGGGCGGATTTGGGATCGGGGAACGTTGCGACCGAGGTTCCCCGCAAGGTTCCCCGACGTAACCCTTTGATATTTCAGGGCCGGGGGAACCTGGGGAACCTGGGGAACCTTTTTCCCTATCCTCTCTCGCATACACGCGCGTGCGCGCATGTGTAAGGGTTAAAAAAGGTTCCCCAGGTTCCCCAGGTTCCCCGGAGCCTTTGTTTTCAATGGGATAGGTCGGGGAACCTTGGTTCCAAAGGTTCCCCTCCGAGGCCAAAGGTTCCCCGGCGGAACGGCCCGACAGCTCCGGCGAGGGCCCTTTATTGTCTTCGAGGCGGAGCCTCCACCGCTTGGCCTGATGCGAGACGCCGAGCAGCTGAAGGCGCACCTTGATTCCGTCGATGTCGAACACCCGGTCTCGCATCTTTGCGAGCGCCATGCCCAGCCGGGTGCGTTGCGACTTTTCGTTGCCAGTTCCCAGCGGCAGCGGCGGCTCGCACTCGCTCGCGAGGGTATGGAGGTCGCCCGTCCCAACGTCGGCCGTCCCGAACCGATCCCACCAGGCCGAAACGAAGCTGCGCCAGGCGCCACCCTCGCTGTCCGACGCTGCCATCATCTCCTCGATGTTGCCCAGGAACCCCTCGATGCCGGCGACCTCGAGTACGCCGCCCATGGTCTGAGCCCAGGACTCGTAACTGCCGATGGTGCGGGTTGCGCGAGGCCGGCCGGCGGCGATCCAGGCACGACCGAGGGTGAGGCAGGCCGCGACGAGGCGAGCGCGATTCGCGACAACCCAGACCATCAGATCGGGATGGCGGAACCCGCTGCGCTGCCAGGGCCGCTCGACATGCGCATCGAGCCTGATGCGGACCAGCCGGCGCGCCATCTCGTTGGAGAAGGTCGGATTGTTGCCGGTGGCGACCCAGAGGCATCGGATCTGCAGGCGTGTGATCTCCGAAACGCCGAGGATGCGGTCCTCCCAGAACGGCGCCGTCAGCGCGGCGGCCAGGGCCGAGGCGTCGAGGTGGCGCTTCAAATTATCGATCAGCACCAGCACTGGGATCTGGCGGAGCTTCGCCGTGATGCGCTTGCGCCATTCCTCCTCATCGGTGCCCTCGGTCATCACCCCCGCGCCCGAGCCGGTGAGAATGGTCGCCATGGCATCGACCATGAGCGTGGCGCCGGTGCCCGCCGTGGGCTTCTCGATCAGGTGCAGCGGCGTCGGCCCCTCGATCATGGCGCGCAGAAAGCCCAGCAGCAGGAGCGACACGGCGTGGGCGCGTTCGGCCAGCGAAGTGAACGGGAACTCGCCCAGCAGGTCGTCCAGGATCAGCTGGCGTGCGGCTGCGATGTCGTCGGCCGTCGGCTGCTCCGGAATGGTGGGCAGCTGGAACCCGGGCACCGGCTGGTACAGCAGTCGCGCATCGGCATGATAGCCCGGCTCGGTCAGCAGCACCCCGGCCCGTCCGAACACCGGCGTGGTAACGATGCCTGCCAGGACCGGCAGGGCGGGATCGGGCGTCGCCATCAGCGACTTGATCTGCGACGTCGGCGGATGCGCCGGAACGATGTCGCCCCGGCTGTCCATACGCCGCCAGTTGGCGAGCCTGGCCAGCACATGACGCAGGCGCTCGTCAGTGATCGGCGCCACCATGGGGCGGCCCTCGTCGTCGGGCACGACCCAGCTCGGCAGGCCGCCGGCGCGGAACAGCCACGGCGTGCGATTGGACGCCAGCAGCACGCTCCAGGCACGATCGACCGCGCGAGCCAGGTCGCCATCATCGGCGCGCAGCGTCGGCAGCGGCCCGGAGGGCTCCACAAAGCCGATCGGGAGGTGGCGGCCGGTGGCGTCGGGTGCGTGCCCCGCCTCTTCTCCCGCCTTCGTGGTGAAAGCCGCTTCGATGATGGCTGCGACGGCCTCGGGCCCCTCGCACAACAGCACGTCGTTGAAGTCGCAACCTTCCCCTGGTGGGATCGCGATCGCTACCTGTCGCCCCTCGCCCCGTAACCGCCGCGCTGCGGTCTCGGCCGCCCGAGTGCCGGCACCGGATGCATCGTGGTCGGCCAGGATGACGATGCGGTGGGCTTCTGGGGGCAGCTTCACCTGTTCGAGGTTGGTGGCCGACAAGGTCGCCCAGACCGGCAAGCCAGGACAGGCCGTCATCGCGGCAAGGCCGGTTTCAATGCCTTCGCACAGACCAAGGGCGGCGCCGGGATTGATCGGGGCCAGCCGCACCGCACCGCCCGCTACCTTGCCCAGCATCATGCGTGGCTTGGCAACGGGCGCCTTCGTTACCTTGCCGGGATCCTGTACATCGACCTGCAGGTAGGTACGGTGGAGCGCGACCGCCTCGCCGGCGAGATTGCGGACTACGCCGATCATCGCGGGGTAGCCCGACTTCGTCTCCCAATGCGTCAGATCGGCGTGCGCCAACAGATCGACCGCACCGGCGAACACGAGCCCGCGCCCTTCGAGATAGGCTGTCGCCGCTGTATCGTCGATGGGTCGGGCATGATCGAGAATGAAGGCGATCTCGCGCGACGGGTCGCGCTCCGGCTTCGCCGCGGCGGTGGCAGGTTCCCTTCGCGCGGGCGCGCCGGCCGACCAGCCGACCAGTTCGGCGGCGTAGGCAAAGAGGTCGCGATTGGTGAGGCCCTCCGCCTCCTCCAGGGCACTCAGCGGCCCGCCGCCCTGCCCGCCATCGAAGTCGTGCCAGTCGCCGGCATGCTCACCCTTCAGCGTGAAGACGCAGGATCCAGACTTCCGCGGGGCATCGCCGCGGATATTGGCGAGCCGCCATTCGTCGGCGACACGCCGACCGTTGGGAAAATGCT